CCCCCGGCAGAAGGGCGACACACCTCCGACGGCCTCGCAGTGGATCGACGAGCGGCGCCGGGTGCAGCAACGTCTCGGAAAGCCGTCGGCCCCGCTGTGGACCGAGATGATTGCGCCGATGATCCAGCGGATCGAGTACCTGTTGGTGCAGGCCCGGCAGATGGAGCAGGCCATCACGCACGACGGGAAAGCCCTGACGGTGCAGCCGATCTCGCCGATGCAGAAGGCGCAGAACCAGGATCAGGTCATGATCGCCCGGTCGAATCTCGACCTGGCCTTCACCATCCTGCAAGACCAACTGCCCAACGTCGTCGATCCGGTGGCAACCCTGAAGGCCATCGTGAAGACCTCGGGCGACACGCTGACCGTTGTCCGCGACGAGCAGGTTCAGCCGGAGGCGCCAGCATGACCGACGCTGGCGTGAACCGGATCATCGGACAGATCGAGGGAAAGCTTGAGGGGATAGTCGCCACTTTGGCGCGCGTCGACGAGCGTTCGGCCGCCCGGGACGAGGCCTTCGAGGAAATCCGCATCGAACTGCGCACGGTCGCATCCGACATCGCGACCCTGAAGAAGCAGGCCGCGGACCAGATCATCATCACGCAGCAATTCAACGCCCTGCAACAGTCCATCCGCGATGGGGTCATTCAGGCCAAGGGCGTCGGCAAGGGATTCACGCTCGGGATCGCCTTTGCAGCAGCAGGCACGGGGGCGGCGGTCGCTGGCCTCGGGCGCGAAATCTGGAAGATCATCTTCGGATAGGAGAGGCCCGTGATCAACAAGGCAACCATCGACCTCGTGAAAGCCTTCGAGGGACTGCGGCTCAAGGCTTACAAGGATGCCGTTGGCGTCCTGACCATCGGCTACGGCACCACGGCGGCCGCTGGTGTCGGGATCACGCCGAAGCTTGGCATGGTGATCACCGAGGCTGAGGCCGAAATGTATCTGACCCGCGGGCTGGAGAAGTTCGCCGCCAAGATCCGGCCGAAGATCACTGCGCCCATCAACGAGAACGAGTTCGGCGCGTTCCTGTCGCTGGCCTATAACATCGGGCCGGGAGCCTTTGCCAATTCATCGGCGCTGCGCAAGTTCAACACGGGAGACAAGGCCGGTGCGGCGAATGCGATCCTGCTGTGGAACAAGGCGGGCGGGAAGGTTCTGAAGGGCCTTGTCCGGCGCCGTGAAGCCGAACGGGCACTGTTCCTCACCCCAGTTGGGGGTCGCGTTAAGCAAACCCCGATTTCGGTAACACGTCCGGCGCCTCGTGTTAACGCAGAGGTCCCCAAGAAGCCGACCCCCATCAAGGACGGTGCCGCTGGTCTTGCGGGCGGCCTGACCGCAGCTGCGATGGTTCTCTACGCCGTGGCGACCGACGCCATCCACAAGGCCGTCGAGTTCTACCACTGGCTCACCCCCTGGAACTGAAAGGTCCGATCATGCAGATCAACCCGGTCTACCTCCGGCTCGCGTCCTACATCTTCCTCCCGATGCTTGGCACCGTGCCGGGCGTGACGGTCGATATGGCCGCGGGGATCATCACCATCGACATCGACGCTCTGGTTGCCGGCATCGCCGTTGGCATCGCGGGTTCCGGCGCGATCTTCGCCAAGTGGGGGAAGAAGTGACCGGCGCGGCGCTGTTCGCGGCGGGCTACATCCTCGGGGCCGTGACCGTTCTGGTCGTAGCGGCCGTTCTCGTCAGGAGCGAAGAATGATAGGTTTCATCATCGACCAGATCCTCGGGCCGTTCTGGCCTTACCTCGCCGGGGCGGCTGCTCTGGCCGTGGCGTGGCTCACCGGACGGGCCGGTGGTGCATCGAAGCAGAAGGCGAAGCAAGCCAAGGAGGCGCTGAATGCCACGGTCAAGGGCAATGAAGCGGCTCGTCAAGGCAAGGCAGCGGCGGCGGAGAAACTGCGCCAAGGCCAAACGCCCGAACAGATCGTGAGGAGCAACGATGATGCGTGGCAGTAACATCCGTGCGGTCGCGCTGTTTCTCACCCTCACGGCTTGCGCAGGGGCGGTCGTGGTGGACGTTGGCTGCAACACCTACGCCGATGCGCGGGCGACCATGCCCGCCCTGGGCGATGACGGTCTGTCGGCTTGGGTGGCGATGCTGGACACGGCCATGACGCGGGCGTGCCGATGATCTCTCGCTGTTGGAGGATGCTGTGAAGCTACCGCTTCGCCTGCCCAAACCCGGGCCGCTTCTCGACTATCATGCGTGGCTGCATGGGAAAAACCCGGAACTGGCGAAGGAAACCATCTTCGCGGTTCGGGATGCGCTGAAAACGCCGGGCGGCGCTATCCTGCTGGAAATGCTGGAAAAAGCCATCGCTCTGTCGCCGGTAGAAATTTGCGGCGATGACCGTGCATTGGCAGCGCGCAACGCTCAGGGCTTCATCCTCACCGATCTGCAACGGATGGCGAGTGATGAATTTGAAAAAGTCCTGGATGGACAAGCTGACACGGCAGGCACCCGACGGACAAATGTCCGGCGGCAACCCCGATCCGGTTCCTGAACCGGCTCCCGTTCCCGCGCCTGACGCGGGGCCGGATTTGTCCTTCATCCCCACGGACTTCCACACCGACGGCAAGCCGGACCTCGGCAAGTTCACGTCGCACTATCAGGACCTTGTGGCGGAAGATGCCAAGCGCCGGGAAGCGCTGGCAGGTGTTCCGGAGGACGGGAAGTACGCCTTCGCCCTTCCGGAAGACTTCGACCTCGGGATCGAGGGACTGCCCGAAGGCTTCAAGATCGAACTCTCCACCGACGACCCGGATTTCCAGCCGCTCTACGCGGGCCTCAGCGAGACGCTGAAGGAGATCGGCGCCCCGGCGGCCGCAGCCCCGAAATTCGCCGGACTGATCGCCAAGTACGAGGCGGTCAAGTACGCGCAGGCCGCCAAGGCCGCGCAGGCCGAGATGGCAAAACTCGGCACCTCCGCCCAACAGGATTCGCGTTTCGCCGCAGTCGAACGCGGACTTTCGACCGTTATGCCTGCCGCTGAGGCGCAAGCGGTCATGAGCATCGTCCGCACCGCGGACGCACTGCGTGGGCTGGAGCGGCTTCTGTCGCCCCGGTCCATGACGCCGCCGACCCCCCAGCCCAAGACCAAGGTCGAAGATCTGGAAGACTACTACGCGAACCCGAAACGCTAACGGAGATTCCGAATGCCAACGCTCACCCAATCGACCCAGAGCCTCATCGACCAGTACAAGAACGTCGATGGCATGGGCCGCTACATTGAAGTCATCGAAACCCTGAACAACACCAGCCAGTACTGCCTCGACGACTGGGCCTGGATGGAGTGCAACGGCGGGACCAAGCACACCCGCTCGATCCGCACCGGCCTGCCGACTGTTGCGTGGACCGCCCTCTACGAAGGCATCCCGCAATCCAAGTCGGCCAAGCAGACCGTGGACGACACCACCGGCATCGTCGAAGGCCTGTCCTCGGTCGATGAGCGGCAGCTGGCCCTCTACGCCGACAACAAGGCGGCAATCCGGGGTGCGGAAGCCCGCAGCTTCGTCGAGTCCATCTCGCAGGAACTGCTGACCGCCCTGTTCTACCACAACCCGGCCGCCAACGTCCGACTGCCCAAGGGGCTCGCAGCGCGCTACGGCGTGAAGGCGACCTCCGGCGCGGGCGCGCAGATCGTTGACGCTGGCGGCACCGGCTCCGACAACACGTCGATCTGGTTCGTCGAGTGGGGCTATGACGGCGTGTCCGTCATCCACCCGAAGGGGATGCCCGCCGGTATCCAGCGCGAGAACATGGGGCGCCAGCGCGTCCTTGATGCCTCGGGCAACCCGTTCTACGTCGAGGAGGAGAAGATTTCGGCGGCCCTCGGCTTCTCGCTCGGCGACTGGCAGCGCGTGTCCCGCGTGGCGAACGTCGACGTGTCGGACATGCTGGCCGGGTCGGTGGACCTCTACAAGTTCCTCTCCCAGGCCTACTACAAGCTGAAGTCGCGCCGGGCCATGAAGATCATGGACCAAGCCTCGCCGGGCCGTCTGGCGATGTACTGCAACCGCGACGTGCTGATGATGCTGGACCAGCTGGCCTATGCATCGACCAAGGCCAACGGGCAGGTCTCCCTGCGTCCGGCGGAAATCGAGGGCAAGGAAGTCATGACCTATCGGGGCATCCCGATCCGGGAAACCGACGCCCTGCTCGGAACGGAAGCGAGAGTCGTCTAGCCCGACGCTTTCTGAAACGGAGGATGCGCAAGGTAATGTGCGAGCCGATCGCCAAATTGTCCGGGGCTAAATCCCATCGCGCGGATCATGCCTTCGATGACGTTGCAATGATGGCAAAGAAGCCCTCGTGGCTTACCGCTGTCATGGCAATGGTCGGCTCGCATGTTCTTTGCGGTCAGTGGGCGCTCGCAAACGGCGCAGACGCCATTTTGCGCAAGCAAGGCGGCGGCGCGGTCCTTGGTGGACATGCCGGTGCGCGTCTTGCGCTGGCGTTCGGCCCGGTCAGCCATCTGTTGGGGCGTGTATCTGGGTGCCTGCGCAGCCTTTTTGGCGGCGTGCTTAGCCCGGGCCAGCGCGTTCTTTCGCTCCTTGACCTCCGGGCGGTCCCGGTACTCCTTGTGGGTATCCTTGCGTCGCTGGTAGGCCTCTCGTTCACGCTCGCGGGCGCGGTCGAGATTGGCAGCGCGCCATTGCCGCTGGTAGGCGCGGTAAGCCTCCCATTCCTCTGCGCTGCACTCGCTCTTCTTCATCATGGAACCCCGAAAATGACCATCGGAGACATGATCGCAGGGGTCTTCCGTTTCACTAATGCACGACCATCTCGGGCTGAAAGGAGCCTTCAAAAATGATCCTCAACAAAAACCTCATCCTGTCGGAGAACCAGGCGATCACCGCCACGGCGATCTCGACCAATGTCATCTGGTGGGAGGCCGTTCGCGCGGCGCCCTACGAAGCGGCGGGCATCCCCCGGAACCTGGGCGACGGGACGGAAATCCCGCTCCTGCTCCAGATCACGGAAGCCTTCAACAACCTGACCACGCTTCAGATCTCGTTCGAATCCGCTGACAACGCGGCGCTTTCGACCAACGCGATCGTCATGGCCCAGACCATCGCGATCCCGCTGGCCTCGCTTGTGGCAGGTTTCCGGCCGCTGCTGACCCGCATCGTGCCCCACGGCCTGATGCGTGACTTCTGCGGCTTCCGCTACACCGTCGTCGGGACTGCGCCCACCTTGGGCAAGGTCACGGCGGCCATCGCGACGGAGGTCCAGAGCGCATGACCGACGACGTGAAGGCCGACGAAGCCAAGGGCGACCCGGAGATGGTGAACATCGTCACCACCGAGAAGGGCGCCTTCTGGCCGGAGGGCATCGTTCCCGTCGGCACCAAGAAGACGATCCACTACACGGCCTTCTCGCCCAAGTGGATGAAGGCCGCATCGGTCGGAGATGCTTCTCGCCTGAAGAAGCTGCTGCCTGACGCCTGATGTCCCTGTGAAGGCGTTCTCGGAGGGGGCGGGGGTTTGACCCTCGCCCCCTTCACCTTTGCCGAAC